GCCGCCTTCGCCGCCCTCGCCGCCGCCCGCGCCACCGCCGCCGCCTCGGCGGTGCGCTCCGTGGTCATGCGCCGCCATTCCAAGCCATAACCCCGCTCATCCGCCAGCGGCTGGAGCGTCGGCAGCACGGTGCCCCACACCCAGTCGAGGATGAGCGCCAGACGCTCCTGCTCATGCTCGCGCCCGGTGCCCGCTGCGAGGGGGAGCAGCGACTTCCATCGCGGCGAGTTGCGCATCTCGTCGGGCATCGCGTCTTGGACGCCGATGATCCAGCGACCGATGACCTCCGACATGCAGTCGGGGATGTCGTCCGTCAGCCGCCCACTGAGGGCGAGGTTGATGGCGGCGATTGAGCACGCTGAGTGCTCGTTGCCGAGGCCGACAGGCAGGGTCATGCCGTCGAGTTTTGCCGCAATCGCGGCCTGCTGTTCAGCGGTGATAGTGGTCATACCCATCCCCCCGCCACCACCAGCACCACGACGGCCACAGCCGCCACCAGGGCGATGGATATGCCAAGGTCTTGCAGCACGACGCGCACCATGTCGTGCTGCGGAGGGTCGTCGTCCGCACCAGCGATACCGCAGGCGTGCGGGCACGGGCACGGCAGGCGGCCCTGGTCGCAGGGGCCGGCGCAGTTCATTGCGTGATCTCCTTCATCAGTTCGACGCGCTCGCGGGCGGCGCGCAGCATGGTGTAACGCTGGTGCAAGCGCTCAAGGATGCGAACGCGCTTATGGACGCGGCGTTCGGCTTCAAGAAGCTCCAGCACTTCGGCTTCGGTCTTGGCGCTCAGGTGTTCGTTGAGCCACCTCCAGTTGGGTTTGATCATGTCGTCTGCTCCACGCGCTTCTCCAGCGCAGCTATCTGTGCCTCAAGACGGTCTACCCGTCGCTGCGCCTCGTTGAGCGCCTTGCGCGCCAGCCGCAACTCGGCCAGCGCAACCTTCAGTCTCTCGGACCACTTGTTCACTTCAGCGCCTCCACAGCAAGCTCGGCCATCGACCGCTTCTCCTTCAGCGCCGACATGATCTTCTCGTCAATCGTGCCGCGCGTCATCAGTACATACACCCATACGTCGTGCTGCTGGCCGCTGCGGTGCAGCCGACCAATGGCCTGCTCGTAAAGCTCCAGCGACCACGGCAACGACAGGAAGACGATGTGATGCCCGCCCGCCTGGAGGTTCAGCCCGTGGCCGGCGCTCTTGGGATGCAGCGCCAGCAGCCGCACGCGCCCGGCGTTCCAGTCCTCCAGCGCCTCGGGCCCGCGGACGTGCGGGTAGCGCCGATTCAGCTCCTCGCGCTCCTCGATGTAGTTGTAGAAGACAATGGTGTTGGCGCCTTGGTTCTCGGCCAGGATGTCGTCCAGCATCTCGAACTTGTGGTACGACAGCCAACGCGGCGAAGGCGTGTAGATGAACCCGGCCGCCATCTGTTGCAGCTTCTGCGTGACCACGCCGGCCGACTGCGCGATGGCCGCCGCGTCGGGGAACTCGACCACAAAGTTCTTCTTCATCTGGTCGTACTCGCGCATCTCCATCTCGCAGACCATCGGCACGATGTGAAGCTCGCGGTCGGTGCTCGCGCCCTCCAGCAAGAAGGTGGCCGGCTGGATGCGCTGCATAACCACCTCCAGCGCGCCAGGCAGCGGCGTCCAATCGTTGAAGTCGCGGTTCAGGCAGAAGAAGTGCTGCTGCAGGAACGCGCCCTTGCTGCGGCCGAGAAGTTTCTGGTCCACGATCTTGCACTGGCCGAAGACATCCTCCAGGCCGTTGCTGGTGAACGAGCCGGTCAGGCCCCACCGGATGTCGATGTGCTTGATGGCCTTCTCCAGCGCCTTGAACCGCTTGCCGCTCGGGTCTTTGAGGCGCGTCAGTTCGTCGAATACGACGCCGGTGAAGTCGCTCAGATCAAGATCAGCGAGCCACTGGATGTTGTCGTAGTTCGTCACCACCACGTCGGCATCGCGGTCGTACAGCGCCGCCAGGCGCCTGCTGGGTGTGCCCACGGCGACCGCCAGCGACAGGTCAGGCGTCCACTTCTTCGCCTCGACCGACCAGACGTGCTCGGCTACGCGCAGCGGCGCAAGGACGAGCCAGCGGATTGAGTGGTTCTGCGCCATGTCGCGCATGGCCGTGAGCGTGATCGCCGTCTTACCTGAGCCAACCGGCGCCAGCACCAGCGCGCGGTCGCGCGCGTACAAGAAGTCAGCGGCTTTCTCTTGTACTGGACGCAATGAAAGCATCGACATCCTCCTTCGTCCAGACGATTGCGTAGTTGCACCCGAGCGCTTTGATGTCCTCGGCAAAAAAGCGTTGCAGCGGCGACAGCCGGCCGCCGATCTTCTTCACCTCGACGAACCAGACGCGCCCGCCCGGCAGCACCACGAGCCGGTCGGCCACGCCCCTGTTCGTAGGCGACACGAACTTGTAGGCCCGCCCGCCAGCGTCTTTGACCCGACGCACCAGGTGGCGCTCGATGTCGCTTTCTGAAATTTGCATGGACGAGACTCTGCCACAGAAAAAAGTTCTTGACAACCCCTTGGGCCGAGATAAGATGGCGGCTCGATCAACCAAGGAGCAAACTGTGAAGATCGAGTTCAGTGAAGACGACATCAAGGACATCATCATCGAGCGTGCTCGCGCCCTGTGCCCCGCCGTCGAGTGGGAGACGGTGGAGCTCGACATCGGCTACGGCACGATCCGCAAGGCGGTCGTGGGTGAGCGCCAGCCGCGCCCGGCGCTGGAGGTGGTCAATGGCTGACCACAGCAAGATCGTTGGCGGCTCGACCGCCAAGCGCGTCATCAACTGCCCCGGCAGCGTGGTGCTGGTGCAGCGGATGCCGCCGCAGGTCGAGAGCAAGTACGCGGCCGAAGGGACGATGCTGCACGCGGCCATCGAAGACCTGCTCGCGGACGGTGAGATGGGCGACGTGATCGCCAAGCACTGCCTGAGCGACGAGCAGCGCGACAAGCTGCAATACTGCCTTGACGCGCTGGACGAGATCGACCCCGAGCAGCGCATGACCTTCGTGCAGGAGCAGCGGGTGGAGTTCACCTCGTTGCCGGGCGTGTTCGGCCACGCCGACATGATCGGGCGGCTGGGCAAGCGCGCCGTCGTGCTGGACTGGAAGTTCGGCGACGGCGTGATCGTCGAGGCCGAAGAGAGCGAGCAAGGGATGTTCTACGCTGCTGCGGCGATGGAGACGCCTGCGGTCGAGTGGGCGTTCAAGGACGCGACCGAGATCGAGATCGTCATCGTGCAGCCGCCCGCCGTGCGGCGCTGGGTCACGACGCCCAAGCGCGTGGCTGAGTTCAAGCGTGACCTCGACCGCGCGGTGGCGCTCTCAAAGCGCCCCGACGCGCCGATGGCCATGGGCGACCATTGCCGTTGGTGTACCGCCAAGCCGATCTGCCCGCTGATGACGGGCGAGATCGAGCGCATGGAGCACAAGGCGCTCGCGGCCATGTCGCCCGAAGACCTTGGCCGCGCGCTGGCGCTGGCCGAGCGGCTGGAGGGCTTCATCGAGGAGGCGCGCAAGCTCGCCTTCGCGCGGCTGGAGAAGAGCCTGCCGGTGCCGGGGTACAAACTCGTGCCCAAGCGCGCCACGCGCAAGTGGGCGAACGAGGCGCAGGCGGCGCAGGCGCTGCTTGACATGGGGCTCAAGGAGTCCGATATTCGCAAGTCCGAACTACTGAGCCCGACTCAAGCCGAGACGGCGCTCAAGAAGAGCAAGCAGAAGCTGCCCGACGATCTCGTCGTGGCGGTTTCTTCTGGCAACACCATCGCACCGGAGAGCGATCCCCGGCCCGAGGTGGTGCTCATCGGCGAGCGGTTGAAAGCCGCTCTTTCTAGGGTCCAATGAAAGGTCCAATCGTGTCCAATCTTGCAGTGTTCTCTCAAGCGGGTCTGCCCGCAGTCGCCTCCCTTGCCACCGCGTTGCGATCCGTCGCGCCGGAAGTCGGTTCCATGACCGTCATCCTGAAGATGGACAAGACCGGGCACTGGGTCTTTGGGGCCGATCAGGAAGAAGTCGAGGACGACAGCCTCTGGGCCGTCAACCCGTTTTCTTTCCTGCACGGCTTCATCGCCTGGGGCGAAGGCGAGGTGCTGGGCGAGAAGATGGTCCCCGTCACGCAACCCCTGCCCGAGATGGAGCCGGCCCCGCCCGGCGCCAAGCGTGGCTGGGAGCCGCAGGTCGGATTCAGCCTGAAGTGCATCAGCGGCCAGGACGAAGGCATGGGAGCGCGCTACACGACCACTTCGGTCGGTGGCAAGCGTGCCGTGCAAGCGCTCGCGGTCGAGATCGCAGGTCAGGTCGAGAAGGACCAGACCAAGCCCGTGCCTGTGGTCAGTCTGGCGAAAGACCACTATCAGCACAAGAGCTACGGGCGCGTCTACACGCCCGTGTTCAAGGTGCAGAAGTGGGTCGGCATGGAGGGCGACGCGCCCGCCGAGGCCGAAACGCCCGAGGCCGCGCCGGCCGAGGGGCCTCGTCGCCGCCGCCGCGTGGCGGCCTGATCTAACCTTGAGAGGGGCGGGGGCTACGGCCCCCGTTTTTGTCTGTGATCTGGATTGATTTCGAGACGCGCTCCGAGTGCGACCTACCGGCGCGCGGCGCATACAACTACGCGCAAGACCCCAGCACGAAGGTGCTGTGCATGGCGTGGGCGCTGGACGACGGCGAGGTGGGAATTTGGGTGCCGGGCCAAGAATTTCCAAAAGTCGTGGCCGATGCCGTCGCAAACGGCGACACCATCATGGCCCACAACGCCGCGTTCGAGCGCCTGATCTGGTCCTACGTCCTCGGGCCGGATCACGGCGTGCCGGTGCCGCGCCTGGAGCAGTTCTACTGCACCGCCGCCCAGGCCCGCGCCAACTGCGCGCCGGGCTCGCTGGAGGACGTGGGCCGGTTCGCTGGCGCGGACATGAAGAAGGACCACAGAGGCGCGGCGCTGGTGCGCAAGTGCAGCTGCCCGCCGTTCACGCACACCGAGCAGGACTTGCGGGACTTGTTCGCCTACTGCGCCCAGGACGTGCGGGCCATGCGCGCCGTGAGCCAGGCCATGCGGCCGCTGTCGGCGCAGGAGCTGGCCGACTACCACGTCAACGAGCGCATCAACGACCGCGGCGTGCTGGTGGACGTGGCGATCGCCAAGGCCGCGCAGCCCTACGCGGCGCAGGAACTGGAGGCCATCCAGCAGGAGGTGGCCGAGATCACCGAGGGCGAGATCACGAGCGTGCGCTCGCCCAAGATGCGAGCGTGGGTCTGGGACCGCGTAGGCCCGCAGGCGCGCGGCCTGATGACGACCTACAAAGACGGAGAGCAAAAGCAGTCCATCGACAAGTCCGTCCGTGCCGCGCTGCTTATCTTAGCAGAGGAGAACGCTGATGAAGTGCCCGCTCACGTTGCGGATGTCATCCAGTGCGCGGACGACCTGTGGGCCTCGTCGGTCGCCAAGTTCAAGCGTATGGCCGACCTTGCGGATGTCGAAGATCATCGTGTCCGCGGGGCGTTCGTGTTCGCTGGTGGCGCGGCCACGGGCCGAGCGTCGAGCTATGGTTTACAGGTCCACAACTTCGCCCGCAAGACCGCCAAAGACCCGGCCGCTGTCCGTCATGCGATGGTCCGCGGTCATCAGATCGTCCCGGCCTTCGGCAAGCGCGTCACCGACGTGCTGAAGGGAATGCTGCGCCCGGCCCTGATTCCGGCGCCTGGCAAGCAGTTCGTCGTGGCCGACTGGAGCGCCATCGAGGGCCGCGTCAACCCGTGGCTGTCAGGCACGGGGCAGGGCAAGCTCGACGCCTTTGCGCGCGGTCTGGACGCCTACATCGTCAACGCTGCAGCGACCTTCGGCCGGCGCTACGAGGACATCCTGGCCGGTTACGAGGCCGAGGACGCGACCGCGACCGGCCAGCGTCAGATCGGCAAGGTGCAGGAGTTGGCGTGCGGCTTCGGCGGCAGCGTGGGCGCCTTCGCTGCGATGGGGCGCATCTACGGCGTCAACCTGCCCGAGGCCGAGGCGAAACGCATGGTCAACGCCTGGCGCCGGGCGAACCCGTGGGCCGTGCGCTTCTGGTCTGACCTTGAGCGCGCCTACATGGCCGCCATGCGCCGCAAGGGGCAGGAGTTCAGCGCAGGCCGGATAACCTACTTCTTCGATGGGTTGCACCTCTGGTATGCGCTGCCGAGTGGGCGTATCCTCTGCTACCCCTACGCCCGCCTCGACGCTGATGGCATCAGCTACGCCAAAGCCTCATGGAAGCCCGCTGCTGATGCGAAAGAGTGGCCCCGCGCCCGCCTGTGGCCTGGCCTGGCGTGCGAGAACGTGGTGCAGGCCACCGCGCACTGTCTGCTGCGCGAGTCGCTGCGGCAACTCCCCGAGGCCGTCCTGCACGTCCACGACGAAGTGGTCTGCGAGACGGACGACGCGGATCGAACGACTGAACTGATGAAGCGGGTCATGAAGAGCCCGCCGGCATGGGCGGCTGGGATGCCCTTGGACATTGGCATCAAGACGATGGAGAGATACGGCAAATGAGCGAGTTCGTAGAGTGGCTGGCGGGGCTGGCCCCGGAGGGCGAGACGGCCTTGATCGTGCGGCAAAAGCCGCGCCTGGTGGACGGCGAGATTCAACTGCACCCGGACGGGGCGATCAAGGCCACTTGGCCGGCGTACCTGCCGACGCACCGCGTCAAGGATGGCGAGGCGTGGTACGGCAACACGGCGAGCTTCATCATCGACCGCTTCGAGGCCGGGCGCCCGAGCGCCAGCGCCGCGAACTGCGAGTATGTGCTGGTGATGGTGCTGGACGACGTGGGCACGAAGTCCAAGGAGCCGCCCCTGCCGCCGACGTGGGTGATGGAGTCGTCGCCGGGCAACTACCAGTGGGGCTACGCTTTCGACGAGCAACCGACGAAGGCCGAGTACGGCGCGGCGATCCGCGCGATAGCCGAGGCGGGCTACACCGACCCGGGCGCCTGCAACCCGGTGCGCAACTTCCGCTTGCCCGGATCGGTCAACCTCAAGCCCGGCCGTGATGGCTTCGCCTCGCGCCTGGTGTCGTGGGACCGTTCGCGCGAGTACACGCTGGCCGAAATCTGCGCCGCATTGGGCGTGACCCCCGGCCCGGCCGATAGCAGCGGCCCCCGCGCGGTGCGCCTGGCCGATGATGGTGGCGACGACGTGGCCGCGTGGCTGTCCGGGCAGGGGCTGGTGCTGTCGCGCCCCAACGCGCAGGGCTGGATGGGCGTGGTCTGCCCGAACCACGCCGCGCACACGGACGGCAACCCCGAGGGCCGCTACCTGCCCGCCTCGCGGTCGTTCTGCTGCCTGCACTCGCACTGCATCGACCACGACAGCGCCTGGTTCCTCGATTGGGTGGCTGCGCAGGGCGGGCCGAAGCACACGCCCGGGCTGCGCGACGAGCTGCTCCAGCAGGCGATGGCCGCGACGGTCGGCAAGCTCGCGCCGCCCCCCGAGATGGCCGCGCAGACGGCGGCCGTGGTCGCCGAAGTCGAGCGGGCCGAGGCGGCCAGGACCGAGAAGGCCGACTGGTGGGACCGCTTCGCCTACATCGTGTCGGACGATGGGTACTTTGACCTACGCGAGCGCCGGCAGTTCACCCGGACAAACTTCAATGCCTTGTTCCGGCACATCGGCTGCCGGTCGATCCACGGGAAGAATCCGAAAATCGAGGCCAGCGTCTGCTACGACGAACACCGCCAGGCCAAGGGCGGGAAGGTGCTCGACGGGATCGCCTACGCTCCGGGCGAGTCGGTGCTGGTGGCGCGCGGGACGGGCGTATACGGGAACAAGTGGCGCGACGGCCGGCCGAACGTGGCGCGGGCCGAGGGCCGCGACGTGGGCCCGTGGCTGCGTCACGCCGAGCGAATGATTCCCGATCCGGCCGAGCGCGAGCACGTCCTCGACGTGATGGCGTTCAAGCTGCAAAACCCCGAGGTCAAGATCAATCACGGGGTTTTGCACGCTGGCAAGCCCGGTAGCGGCAAGGATACGCTCTGGGCACCCTTCCTGTGGGCCGTGGGAGGCCCGGGGCGCGCGAACGTGTCCATTGTCCGAAACGAGGAGATCAATGCCCAGTGGGGATACGCCTTCGAGTCCGAGGTGCTGGTGCTCAACGAACTGCGCCAGGCCGAGGCGGCCGACCGTAGGGCGCTCGAGAACCGGCTCAAGCCCCTGCTAGCGGCGCCGCCGGACCTGATTACCGTGCAACGCAAGGGCCTGCACCCTTACGATGCGGCGAACCGGCTGCTCGTGGTGGCCTTCTCGAACGAGCGCGCCGCGATCACGCTGCCCTCTGATGATCGTCGATGGCTGGTGCTGTGGTCCGAGGCCGACATCATGCAGCCGGCCGCGGCGCGCGCGCTGTGGGCCTGGTATGAGGCGGGCGGGTACGAGGCGGTGGCCGCCTGGTTGCACGCGCGTGACATCAGCGGGTTCAATCCCGGCGCCGCGCCGATACTGACAGAGGCGAAGGCCATCATGCAGGCCGCTGGCCTGTCGGCCGCCGAGGCGTGGCTTGTGGAGCAAATGCAGGGCCGCTACGGGCCGTTCGGGCGTGGGGTAGTGGGTGCCCCTTGGCAATCGCTTTGCGAGCGCCTGAGCGTGTCAGCGCCGGCCGGGGTCAAGCTGGTCGTGCCGGCGCTGTTCCATGCCTTCCGTGAGGCCGGATGGCGCGACCTAGGCCGCATCTATAGTGCAGAGTACCAGACCAAAAAGCACGCCTTCGCAGCCCCTGACTGGCAGGGGTCGAAAAGCGAGGCGCGCCGGCTGATCGAGCTGCCCGAGCCGAGCGCGGCCGAGATCATCGCGCGAGTGAAGGGCTAAGAAAAAGGCCCGCCAGGCATGAGCCGGGCGGGCCTGAAGGCGCGGGAGCGCCGTTGGAGAGGAGACAAACTGCGCGGCTATTGTAGCCGGTTATAGCCCGGGAGGGCTATAGATCAAGCGCCACGATGAGAAGAAGGGTCGCCAGGGCGGCCAGGGCTGCGAAAATCATCACCAGTCCCCCAGCAGACCCAGCAGGGTGACGGGCAGGGCGATCCACCAGGGCGTGAGGGTCCAGAGCACGGCCAGCGCGGCTACGATGAGGATCAGGTTCATCGCCCGAACCTCCCGGCCGCCCAGTCACGCGCGGCCAGCTCGGACTCGCTCGCCAGCGGGGGCGCCTCGTCGATGGGGTAGTCGTCGTCATACTCGGCCGGTAGGGGTTCGTGCTCCCAGGGGTCTTGAGGGTCTATCGGCGCGCGACCCGTAGCGGCTGCGATGGCGGCCAGCGCGCCGTCGATGGTCAAGGGGGTCATTCTGCGCCCCCCTCGATAGTCTCGACACTGTCCACGCCCGCATAGACGGCCGCAGGCGCGTCGGGCAGGGGCGCGTAGAGGGCCAGAGGGTCTACATCGTCCGGGTATGCGGGCAGTTTGTTGCGCTGCGAGTTCAGCGCGAAGTAGCGCCGCACGTAGTCGGCCGTGGAGTCGATCCCGGGCGCGTACTTCGGGAATAGTCGGTTCTCCGACCGCGCCAAGCGCGTGCGCAGGGGCTTCATCGGCATCAGCAGCTTTGCGGCCGCGTCCGAGCCGGGCACGAGCTTGTAGGTGGCGCGGGTCCCGTCAGGGTAGGTGCGGCGGGTGATGGTTTGCATGGCATCAGTCTCCGAAAACTGGCGCGAGTGCGTGCGCGTGAGCACGCCAGACTCGGCTCGGGCATATGTCACGTAGCGCATGGTTTCCTCTCTCTCTCAGTAAGGCGCCGGCTCGGCCGGCAGGGGCGCCCGTGGCGCGCGCGGTAGGGGAATGCGCACGTCAACGGGCGGGGTAGGGTTGGATGGCTTGAGCGTGCCGAAGGGCCACCAGGCGGGCGTGCCCGGGGGCTTGGTGCCGTTGGGGAGTGTCGGACGCATCGTCGGCCCTCAGTACACGCAAATACCACGGGTGTAGCAGGATGCCGGGTCGGCGCCGGGCGGCACGTCACCGGGGCGCAGGATGTAGAGCGCTGCGCCGCGCGGGTCGGTTTGGATGTAGGTTTCAACCCTATTCGGCGCAGCGCGATCGGGCAGCATGACGACCGACATGGGGGGGGGGCTGGCGGTCGTTGCGCGCCGCTACGATGCGCCCCAGGCGCCGCAAGGCTCCGGTCTCACGGTCGGCCACGGGCCAGCGGCGCCCGCTGGCTTCACTGCGCCAGTATGCGCGGCCTGTGGCGTCGTCGCGCTCGATGCAGCCGTGCTCGGTGCCGCACTCTAGTTCGTGCCAGCGGCGCAGGGTGCGCGAGACGCGGCGCAGGGCGGCGGCTTCGTCGATTGTGAAGCCGAGGGTCACAAGAGCGTTTTCCTGATGGGTCAAACGCTGACGTTCGGTTTTGTTCATGGTGCAGTCTCTCCGGGTTATACGGGCCACGCTGGCGCCGCGTCACTGCGCCCGGAATGATTCAGGCGCAGGGGCTCGGGGTCACGGTTGCGGGCGGGTAGCGTACTGGACGGACCAGCTAATGAGCTCGTCAACGTGCGGCCCGGCGAGGATGCGCCCTTCCGCGTCGCGCATGACGCGCAAAAACCCGCCGGCCGGATAGGGCTCGTCGATCCAGGATGCGACACCTTCGACGCGGGCGTGGTAAACGCAGCCCGCGCGGTTTTGGTACGTATAGTGGCAATTCATAGCGCAGTCTCTCCGGGATTGGGAACGGGAATTTTGGACAGTGTGCCGATGGTGCGCATCGGGGCGAACCCTATGCGCCCCACCAGGCAAAAAGCCACCAGGCCAGGCCGGCGCCGATGGCAACGGCCAGCGCGATATCTGCAAGGGTAGTACGGGGCCTCACGCTGTGCCCCCTCAAGCGTTACAGCATCCGCAGCATGGCGCGTCTTCGCAAAGCCCGCGCCTGTTCCGGTAGTACTCGCGACCGCCGGACGTCCAGACATCAGACACCCCACGGGCCAGGGAAGCGCGAAGATACCGGCCCGCGTGCGCGGCCGCATCGGGGTCCGCATCGGCAAGCTCAGGATCTATGCTCCGGGCAAGCTTGAGGTCCGGGTCCGATGCTGGCGCATCGATCGGCGCGGCCGCACGGGCCACGAGATAGTATCGGCCGCGGCCGGCCGATGCGATAGTGTCGCCCGGGTTGATGCGGGCGCCCGTGCGCGCGCATAGGCCGGAGAAACGGGCAGGGAATGGCATTTTCATATCTCCAATGGTGCGGGGATGCACCCTATAGCCCGCGCGGCCGGCGGGCTAGCGGGTGAACCCTTACGCGGCCGCGGGTTGAAAATGTCGCGCCATGGCGCCATGCACGATGATGGCTACGGATGCTTGCCCGGCTCCACGTGGCGCGCCGTCACAGGCCTTGCAGCTGATACACTGGCGCCGATCGCCCCCTTCCGGGCTTGCCGGGCAGACAATCTCGCGCGCACCCAATGATTCATCGGCCGCGCGCACGCGGAACGTGCGCCAGCCCATGGCGCGCGCCGTGTCGCGATCGGACGCGCTATCGGCACTGGCCATCACCATCGTGCGCAAACCGCGCGCGAACCATTGGCGCCACTGGTGAGTATAGCCCGTATGACCAGCCGCACGTCGAATCAAGGCGCGCCAATGGCGCGAAGGGATAGCGGCCGGGTCCCCGTAAGACCCGATGCGCACGGCGCGGCCTGCCAGCATGCGCGCGCCGTCCGTGGGCGACATGAGCGGGTAAGCGCCCCGGGTCCAAGCGCTGAAAACGGATGTAACGGATTTGGACACCTCCACGTAACACGTCCGCGCGCGGCCGGCGAGCTTGTCGCCGCGGTGGACACAATCTCCGCATATGCTCACATCGTCACCCGATGCGATCGCATGCATCGGCGCCATGTCGGCGCGCAAGATGTAGGTTTGCACCATGTCGCCCGTCTTCATGTTCGAAGACTTGAGCACGGCGATCCCGACGATCGGCGCGCCATCGATGGCCGATGGGCCATCATAAAAAACGAATCCACGCATGTCTGATCCTCTCCGGGTTGCAGCGCTCACAATCAAGCGCATGGGTTCAATGTACAGAATTTCCGTACATCGTCAAAATGGCATAGCCTAATCCTGAGCGAAGTGTGGGGGCTTTGCGCGATCGAGGGTAGGCGACGCGGGGGCTGTCTGTAGGTGGCGAGGATAGGTGCCAGTTTGCGCCCCCCCTCCCCCTCTGGATTAGGTGCTAAAGGGTAGTTCTGCTATCTCTCTCTAAGTCAGAGATAAATATAAGAATATAAGCATATACTGATATATGGCAATATAGGGTGGCGCGATAGCGGTAGGTAGGGCCTACAGCTACCTATCTACCTAAGCCGGGCGCCACGTCGCCCCCGCGCAGAAAGCATAGGCGATCGAGGGTAGTTGTGTCGGCACGCACCTAGCACCCCGCCCTGGATCGCCTATCCGCTAGGGGCACCGACCCTGCTAGGCGTTGCCTATATGACCTATACCGCCTATCCCCCGGCGGCAGGGGGCTAGCGCCTGTTAGCTGAGTGCCTAGATGACCTAGACCGCCTAGCCCCTGGCTGCACGGGCGGTCGGCGGTCGGCGGTCGGCGGTCGGCGGTCGGCGGTCGGCGGTCGGCGGTCGGCGGGGGGTGCCCATCGACTGCAGCCAGGCAGTGTTCGATTTCGAAGGGATCGCAAAAAATTTTTCGTACTTCCCCACGCAAACAGCAATCCCGTATACTCGCGCGCATGTTCAAGAGCCTGCCCTTGACAACGCGAGAAGTGCGCGCCACCGAAGCGGTGCTTAACCGCATCTACGACGCGGCGCGCAAAGGGCTCAAGGGCGATACGCTGGCGCTGGCCGCGGGGATGCTGCCGGTCGAGTACCGGCGCTTGCGCGAGTTGGACCCGATTGCGGAACTGGCCGAACAAAAAGGGCGCGCGGACGGCGAGCTTGCCATGTCGAAGGTGCTGCACGACGCGGCCGACGCAGGCGACGCCAAGGCGGCGCTGGAAATCTTGAAGCACGCCCACGGCTGGGTCGCCAAGCAGCAGGTGCAGATCGATGTGGCGCAGCAGATCAGCATCACGGCGGCGCTAGACGCGGCGCAGCGGCGAGTTCAAATGGTCGAAGAGGTGACGGATGCAAGAGCCGCGCTACTCAGCGGACCAGGAGCAGGGGCTGATGTCCCAGCTCTGGTCGCCGCTGATCGCCAACGACCCTGAGAAGTTCGTCCTGTTCGCGTTCCCGTGGGGCGAGCGCGGCACGCCGCTGGAGCGCCACAGAGGCCCGCGCGCCTGGCAGCGCCAGGTGCTGCGCGACATCCGCGACCACATCGCCAAGAACGGCACGGTCACGGCCTACGAGGTGCTGCGCATGGCGATCGCCTCGGGGCGGGGCATCGGCAAGAGCGCGCTCGTGAGTTGGCTCGTGCTGTGGATGCTCACGACGCGCATCGGCGCATCGGTGCTGGTCAGCGCCAACTCCGAGGCGCAGCTCCGGTCGATCACATGGGCCGAGATCACGAAGTGGTTGGCGATGCTGATCAACAGCCACTGGTGGGAGATCAGCGCCACACGCATCACGCCGGCCAAGTGGCTCGCGGAGATCGTGGAGCGCGATCTGAGGAAGGGCACCCGGTACTGGGGCGCGGAGGGGCGGCTGTGGTCGGAGGAGAACCCGGACGCCTACGCGGGCCTGCACAACGCTGACGGCGTGATGCTGGTATTTGACGAGGCCAGCGGCATACCGGATGTGATCTGGGACGTGAGCCAGGGCTTTTTCACGGAGAACACGCCGCACAGGTTCTGGCTGGCGTTCAGCAACCCGCGCCGGCCCACGGGGTATTTCTTCGAGTGCTTTAATGGCAAGCGCAACTTCTGGCGCACGCGCAACATTGACGCGCGCACGGTCGAAGACACGGACAAGTCGGTGTACGAGCAGATCATCGAGGAGTACGGCGAGGACAGTCCGCAGGCTAAGATCGAGGTGTATGGGGAGTTTCCGACGGCCGGCGACGACCAGTTCATTAGTCCGGCGCTCGCCAACGCGGCCGGCGCGCGCCCGCGGTACAAAGACCCAGACGCGCCCATCATCCTTGGCGTTGATCCGGCCCGGGCTGGAGCAGACTCGACGGTGATCGCGGTACGCAAGGGGCGCGACCTCGTGGCAATCCGGCGCTACAGGGGCGACGACACGATGACGGTGGTGGGCCACGTCATCCAGGCCATAGAGGAGTTCAACCCGACGCTTACCGTCATCGACGAGGGTGGTTTGGGCTACGGCATTCTTGACCGGTTGACCGAACAGCGGTATAAGGTGCGTGGGGTAAACTTCGGCTGGAAGTCGAGCAAGCCCGTCATGTGGGGCAACAAGCGCGCCGAGATGTGGGGCGCGATGCGCGACTGGCTCAAAACGGCATCAATCCCGGACGACCGGCAGCTCAAGGCCGACCTGATAGGCCCGCGCGTCAAACCGGACAGCTCAGGTACGATCTTTTTGGAGAGCAAGAAGGACATGAAAGCGCGTGGACTGGCCTCGCCGGATGCTGCGGACGCGATAGCGGTGACGTTCGCGTTCCCTGTCGCGTTCGACGGCGGCTATGCCGGCACGCCGGCGGCCAACGCGCGCTCCTACGCGGTGCCAACGCTCAACCATTGGGGAAAGAGGGCCTAGCATGGCGCGACCCACCAACGAGCAACGGCTCGCAAACGTCCACCATAGTGCGTTGACGTTATTCGACAACATCCAGTCCGCGCTGCGAGATGAGCGGCTGCAGTGTCTTCAGGATCGGCGGTTCTATTCCATTGCCGGCGCGCAGTGGGAGGGGCCGCTGGAGGCCCAGTACGAGAACAAGCCCAAGTTCGAGGTCAACAAGATCGCGCTGGCCGTTCAGCGCATCTTCTCCGAGTACCGCAACAACCGCATCACCGTCGATTTCGTATCCAAGGAGGGTGCGGAGTATGACGAGTTGGCCGATATCTGCGACGGGCTGTACCGCGCGGATGAGCAGGACTCGGTGGCCGAGGAGGCCTACGATAACGCCTTTGAGGAGGCTGTCGGCGGCGGGTTCGGGGCCTGGCGTTTGCGCACGGTCTACGAGAACGAGGACGACGATGAGGACGAGCGCCAGCGCATCCGCATCGAGCCGATCTTCGACGCGGACAGCAGCGTGTTCTTCGATCTGAACGCCAAGCGCCAGGACAAGAGCGACGCCAAGCACTGTTTCGTCATCTACTCCATGACGCGCGAAGCGTACATGGCCGAGTGGAACGACGACCCGGCATCCTGGCCCAAAGAGGTACACCAGTACGAGTTCGACTGGCTGACGCCTGACGTAGTGTTCGTGGCCGAATACTACGCTGTCGAAGAGGTCAAGGAGCGCGTGCGGGTCTACCGCACGCTTGACGGCGAGGAAGAACGGTATGCGCAGTCCGACTTCGACGCCGACGAAACGCTGGAGGCCACGCTGTCGGCCACGGGAGCCACGCTCGTGCGCGAGAAGCGCGTGGAGCGCAAGCGCGTCCACAAGTACATCATGTCGGGCAACGGCATCTTGGAGGACATGGGGTACATCGCCGGCAAGTGCATTCCGATCATCCCGGTCTACGGCAAGCGCTGGTTTGTGGACAACGTGGAGCGGTGCTGCGGCCATGTTCGTCTCGCCAAGGACGCGCAGCGGCTGAAGAACATGCAGCTTTCCAAGCTCGCTGAGATCAGCGCGCTGTCGAGCATCAAAAAGCCGATCTTCACGCCTGAGCAGGTCGCGGGCCATCAGGAGATGTGGTCCAAGGACAACCTTGTGAACTACCCCTACCTGCTGGTCAACCCGATCTCCGGGCCTGATGGCACGATGCAGGCCGGCGGGCCGGTAGGTTACACCGAGCCGCCAGATGTGCCGCCTGCGATGGCGGCGTTGCTTGCGCTGACCGAGCAGGACATCCGCGACGTACTGGGCAACCAGGAGCAGGGTGACAAGATCGTCAGCAACATCTCGGGGTCTGCCGTTGAGATGGTCCAGCAGAGGCTGGACATGCAGTCGTTCATCTACATGAGCAACATGGCGAAGGCTATCCGTCGCTGTGGTCAGGTGTGGCTGTCGATGGCACGCGAGGTGTATGTCGAGCCCAAGCGCAAGATGAAGACGCTCGGTCCGCAAGACGAACTTGGCAGCGTTGAACTCATGCAGCCCACTATCGGCGAAAGCGGCGAGATTGAGTACAAGGGCGATCTGAGCGAGGCCGAGTTCGATGTGGCCGTTGACGTTGGCCCGTCGTTCCGCAGCCAACGCGCATCCATCGTGCGTTCACTGTCGAACGTGCTAGCCGTGACGCAGGACCCTGAGACGCAGAAGGTGCTGCTGTCGGCCATCTTGATGAACATGGAAGGCGAGGGGCTGGCCGACGTGCGGGAATTCTCGCGCAAGCAGCTTGTGCAGATGGGTGTGGTCAAGCCGACCGAAGAGGAAGCCGCAGCAATGGCCGAGGCCGCGCAGCAGCCCGACCCGAACGCGCAACTGCTGGCGGCTGCGGCCGAGGAGGCCCAAGCCAAGGCGACCAAGGCCAAGGCCGATGCGGTCAAGACGATGGCCGAGGTGGACCTCACCCGGGCCAAAACGGTCGAGACGCTGGAGAACGTTGGGCAGGCCGGTCAGGGCGTCACGCAGCCACTCGCCCCGCCCGACGAAAAAACCGCGTTGGAGATCGAAGCCATGCGCCTCGAAAACGAGATGCGCCGTCGCAAGGTCGAGAGCACCGACACGCAGATCGAGCAGCTGCGCGCCGAGCGCCAGGCCAATGACAGCATGGTGCAGGCGAGCCAGGCCATGCAGGAGGCCGTCGCCGGTCTGGGGCAGAGCGTGGCCGTGATCGGGGACGCGGTGGGCAAGATGTCCGAAGCCGTGGGCCAGTTTGCCGAGACGAGCCGCGCCAACACCGACAAGGCCATCGCGGCGATCAGCCGGCCGAAGCGAGTGGTGCGCGAAAAGGGCCGCATCGCCCGCATCGAGACTGAGGAGTAAGCGATGGCCGACAATGTAGGTTATACCCCAGGCACGGGCGCGGTCGTCGCCGCCGACGAGATCGCGGGCGTCCTGCACCAGCGGGTGAAACTCGGGATTGGCGAGGACGGAACGGCGGTCGATGTGTCGGCGTCGAACCCGATGCCGGTGTCCGTTGTCGGCGTGTCGGAGGAAGACCCGCTGCCGGTCCATGACGAGGCGGCGCATCTGCTGCTGACGCGGCTGCTCCAGTATCTGAACTCTCCCCAAGGTTACGACAAGTCGCTGCAACGCGCGCGGGTGTCGGCGGTGCTGGAGTCTGGGACGGTCACGACGGTTTTGACCGTGACAACTGTCACGACGGTTTCGAGCGTCACGAACATCGCCGCCGTCGGTGGATACTCTGCGCAGATGCAGATCATGGACACCAACCGCACCGCATGGGCGCAATGCGTGCGCGCCCGGATCACCTGAGGATCGCTCATGGCCAACACCTTCAAAAAAGTCATCGACCGCCTGCTGTGGGCACAGGTCGCTCCGCTGCCCAACGCGCACGCGGCGGCCGCGTGTGTGGCGTCCGATCTGCGCTCAGACATCTCGCGCAACCCGTTCGTGTATCAACTGGTGAGCGCGGCGATCCTCAACCGATTCAACATCGTCACGAAGGCGTCGGCGTTCACGCTCAACCCGGCGCTCGCTGGCACGTTCGGCGCAGGCGCGGCGATGGCCTTCGCGCCATCCTTCGGGCTCGTCGGAACCATCGCGGCCGGCGCGACGACGACGCGCGTCGTGCTGTCCACCGCGCTGCCGACGGCGGTGGGTCTGAATATGCTCGCCAACCGGGGCGGCTCCGGTGAGTATGGCTTCAAGCTGCGCATCATCGACAACGGCGCAGGCGGCTCTGGCAAGACCGCCGAGCGATACATCACCGGCAACACGGCCGGCACGACGCCGACGATTGATGTGCTGTCATCGTTCGGCTTTACGCCTGTCAGCGGCTCGCGTTACGAGATCGTGGCGGGCCGAGTGTTCATGCTCGGCGCAGGCACGACGGCCGCGAACATCTGGCGCTCCTTCGAGGTCGCCAGCAACACGCTGTCCACGGGCCTGAGCACGACCGGCCTGCCGGCCACCATCGGCACGGATTCGAGCCTCATGGTGCTGGACGAGCAGTACACCCCCTACGACTGCTCCCCCGGCGACGGGATGATCAAGGGGGCCTACAACTACGACACGGGCGTGGTGTCGCGCTATGCCCTGACAGCGACGGCGGCAGGCGCGTCGAGCCTGACTGGGCAGGCGACGCTGGGCGATGCGGTGGTGGCGGCGAACGAGTACCGCAACTTCCAGATTCGCATCGTTGAGGACACGGTAAACGTCACAGCGGTCGGTCAGCGGCGCATCATCGCCTCGCACACTGCCGGCCCGAGCCCGGTCTACACGCTCGGCACGGCCTGGACGGTGACGCCGAGCAGCAGCGCGAAGTTCGTGATCGAACTGCCCAATCTGGCCCTGCTGCGATCCTCGGCCACGACCACGATCTACACCTACAACTACACCGACGCCACGATCAACAACGGCACGAACAGCATCGCCGCGAATGCGTGGAGCACGACCTACTTTGGTGCTGCGTCTGCAAATAACGGTGCTGGTGGTATGTGGGCTCCGTCGTGGGGTATTCAGCCTGACGCAGCGCGCAATGCACGGCAATCGTTCTGCTACTTCTTCGTGGGAGGCGGCACGGCAACGCTGTCCGTTTTCGACATTGCAGGCGGCACGACGGGCGCATGGAGTAACGTGATCACCTACGACGGCTCTCCCGGCGCTTTGCCGGCCACGGGATCGGGTGGCTGCTACAGCCCTTTCGAGAACGAGGGCAGGATGTTCTACATGAACCTCTACGTCGCCAGCGCCGTGAACCAGATTTACCGCTTTGACGTGCAAAACCGAGTGCTGTCTCCGTTTACGCCTACCGATTTCGTGCAAGCAGGTACGGCGGCACTCGGAAACCGTGTGGCTTGCTACGCCGCGCTGGACGGCAACGACACATACGATGTCGTGTTCTTGAACGCGCATCTTTCAACGGTCGCACAGGAACTGGTGGTGCTGGTATGAGCGTCGAAGACCTGATCCGGTTGATGGAGGCGCGGCTCGCGGCGCTGAACTCTGCTCGCGCATCTGCCGCCCAGGTGGGCGATCTCAACGAGGTCACGCGCCTGGACGCCGACATTGCCACCACGCAGATCACGCTCGACCAACTGCGCACGCTGTAAGCCGTGCTGCTGACGCTGCTTCAGTCGCGCGGCGGGCCAGTACCGCCGCCCCCGCCGCCGCCCTCTGGTGGAGGGTCTGGAACCGCCGCTGGCCAACGCAAGCAGGGCTGGACCCGCGAGCGGGCCATGCTGGAGGCGAGTCTTGCGCGCTTTGAGCAGGAGAGTCTGGGTCGCATCGCCCGCACGATGGCCGAGTCGGAGCGGCCGCAGGCCAGGCGCATCGCCCGAAAGCTCGTGGATTACACGGGCGAGATGGAGCAAATCCGCAGCCTACAGCGAGAGATCGCCAAGCTCCAGTCCGCACAGGCCGAGCGCATCGCAGACACGCAGGCCAGGGCCGAACAGGAGCGCGAACTGCGCGCGGCCGCCGACGAGCTGCGCTCGCTGCTGCTGGATGAGGAAGACACCCTGCAGGCGCTTATGGCGTTGGAGGACATGGAGGCGCGGCACCTGCTTGGGGTGCTGGGCATCTCGGTGCATTGACACGGGACGGCGCGCCCCGCCCGCGCGCCAGGGTGACCGCCGACCCTGACAGGCGAGAGGGAAAGCATGAGCACCGAAACCATCGAAGAGCAGCCCATCGCAGTCGAGGACGACGCCGGCGCCGGCGCGCCCGAGATGCCCGAGACGCCGGACGCGCCGGTTGAAGAGGGAGCGCCGGCAGAAGATGAAATCGTCGTCCAGATCGGCGACGACGCGCCGCCGCCCGAAGAGGAAGAGCAGCGCGCCCCGGATTGGGTACGCGACCTGCGCAAGAGCCACCGCGAACTCGCCAAGCGCAACCGGGAACTTGAGGAGCAGGTCCGCGCCCAGCAGCCGGTGCAGGCCGCGCCGGCACTCGGCACGAAGCCGACCCTTGAGGGCTGCGACTACGACGCCGACAAGTTCGAGACGGAACTGGCCGCCTGGTTCGACCGCAAGCGCAAGGCCGACGCCGAGCAGCAGCGCATCCAGCAGGAGCAGGAGCAGCAGCAACGCTCCTGGCAGGAGAAACTGAGCGGTTACGCGAAGGCCAAGTCCGAACTCAAGGTCAAGGACTACGACGACGCCGAGGCGCTGGTGCAGGAAACCATGAACGTCACCCAGCAGGGCATCCTGCTGCAAGGGCTGGACAACCCCGCGCTCGTGGTCTACGCGCTGGGTAAGAACCCCAAGCGCGCCAAGGAACTCGCGTCGATCACCGATCCTGTCCGGTTCGCAGCAGCGGCCGGCAAACTGGAGGCAGCATTGAAAGTCACCAACCGCAAGCCCTCGGCCGCACCCGAGCGCGTGGTCAGCAACAACACCGCGCCCGTCAGTGGATCGGTGGACAGCAACCTGGATCGCCTGCGGGCCGAGGCCGAGCGCACGGGCGACTACACGAAGGTGATGGCTTACAAACGACAGGTCGCGGCGAAACGCAAGTAGGGATTGCACGGGGCCGAATTTGTGGTACATTCGGCCCCAACTGGATTCGCCCACCTCACGGGCAGGCGCAGAACACGAGCGGCCGACCGGCTCTGACGGGTTGAGTAAGCAGGCGCGGGACACCCGCAATCGTTCACTCATCCGTCAGGAGCCATCATGGCAAACAACAGTTTTTCCAAGGAAGAGCGCGTTGCGTTCGAAGACCTCCTTGAGGGCTTCAACGACGCCCTCGTGCTGTCGCGCAACGTCTCCGTCTACCGCACCGACGGCACGACGATGGAGCGCACCAACAACGTCATCTGGCGTCCGCAGCCGTACATCGCCCAATCGTTCTCGGGCATGGACCAGACGCTGAACTTCACCGCCTCCACGCAGCTCGCCGTGCCGGCAACGCTCGGCTTCCAGCGTTCGGTCCCCTGGATCATGGACGCAATGGAACTGCGAGACGCGCTGCAAGAAGGCCGTCTTGGCGATGCCGCGAAGCAGAAGCTCGCCTCCGACATCAACCTGGCCGTGATGAACGTGGCTGCTGGCCTGGGGTCGCTTGTGGTCCGCACGACCGGCGCGGCCGGCTCCTATGACGATGTTGCCGCGTGCGACACGATCATGAACGAGCAGGGTGTGCAGCAGTTCGACCGATATCTGGCGCTGTCGAGCCGCGACTACAACGGCATGGCCGGCAATCTTGCCGTCGCCACCCGTTCGTTCGGCAACGGCATCAGCGACGAAGCCTATCGTCGCGGATTCGTGGGCAACGTGGCCGGGTTCATGACCTACAAGTTCGATTACGCCAACCGCATCCGTGCGGCGGCCGGTTCGGACCCGACCATCGACACGCAAGCCGCTGCTGCGAACTACTGGGTTCCGGTGGCGACCAGCGTGGCCGCGACGGGCGAATCGGCCAACGTCGACAACCGCTTCCAGACGATCACGCACTCGTCGGTGACGACCGAGCTGGCCGTGGGCGATGCGATCACGATCTCGGGTGTGAACGCGGTGCATCACATCACCAAGGCCGACACGGGCGAGCTCAAGACGTTCCGCATCGTCCAGCGCCTGACCGCCACGACCTCGGTGATCACCCCGCCGATCATCAGCAACCAAGGCGGCAGCGATGCCGAGGCGCAGTACCAGAACTGCGTCGTGACCCCGAACGCTGCTGCCACCATCGACCGCCTGAACGTGGACGCTGCGCCGATCAACTGCTTCTGGCAGAAGGACGCGCTGGAGCTGCTGCCGGGCCGCTACGCTGTGCCCAGCGATGCGGGCGTCGCCGTCATGCGCGCCACGACCGACCAGGGCATCGAACTCGTGATGCAGAAGCAGTACGACGTCAACACCATGAAGACGAAGTACCGCCTCGACACGCTCTTCGGCGTGGTCAACAAGCAGCCCGAGATGAGCGGCATCCTGCTGTTCGGTCAGACCCCCTGATGACGCTGCGGGCCGGGTAACACCGGCCCGCGTTGCGCAAGCACATCGAAAGGAAACAGGCCATGTCCTACTCCACCATCGCGCCGCAAGGCACCGCCGTCCTCACGCTGACCGCAGGCCAGAAGATCGCCCTGCAAACGCAAGGCGAAGCGAACGTCTTTCAGCAAGTCGGGTTCCCCAACTACCCGACCCAGGAAGACCTGATCCAGGCCGTCGTCAACACGACCTACACCTCGGCCGCGTTCGCAAGCGGCGCAACGCTCGTGGTCAACGCCGGTGCCTTCCCGGTTTTCTACGACATCGGCACCGACCCCGTGGTGGGCTCCGATGGCAACTGGCAGCGCCAGGGCGATCCGACCGCCCTGAACGCTACCGGCAACCTGACCGTGGCGATGATCATGTCGGGCATCGTGACCAGCACGACCGCTGCGGCCGTGACTGCCACGCCTCCGACCGGCACGCTGATCGACGGCGCAACGCAGTTCGCCATCGGCGACTCGTTCGACTTCTCGGTGATCAACACGGGCGGTGCCAACGCCTTCACGATCTCCGTCGGTGGCGGTGTGGCCGGCATCACGCTGCTGGGCAACATGGCCGTTGCCGCGTCCAGTTCGGGCCGGTTCCGCGTGCGCAAGACGGCCGCTGCGACCTACACCATCTACCGCCTCTGATCGCAGTAAGCTGGGTATGACGCGCGGGCGGTTAGGGTTGGGAGTTCCCGGCCGCCGCCCGCGTTTTCACATCTGAGGAGCACACCGTGCCGCTGAAGAAGGGCTACTCGCAGAAGTCGATTTCCTCGAACATCTCGCGCGAGATGAAGAAGGGGATGCCGCAGAAGCAGGCCGTTGCCGTGGCGCTGTCCACCGCGCGTACCGCTGCGGCGAAGGCAGGCAAGCCGAGCAAGGGTCCGGGGCCGGCACCGAAGGGGCGCAAGTGAAGGCGAAGCCCCCCGGCCTGTACGCCAACATCGCTGCCAAGCGCGAGCGCATCAAGGCCGGCAGCGGTGAGAAGATGCGCAAGCCTGGCGCAGCCGGCGCGCCGACCGCCAAGGCATTCCGCGAGTCGGCCAAGACCGCCAAGAAACGCTAAACCTCCATGCCTGCATTCCCTACCCTCGTCTACCGTGCGCCGGGCTCGTCGCAGCACTCGTCGGGCGGGCGCTACCGCTATCGGGGCGCCGAAGACCAGGCCGAATACGACGCGCTGCTGGCCGATGGCTGGCACGCGACGATCCTGGAGGCTGTGGTGGCTGCGGGCGACCGCGCCTTCGTTCACAACCGCAAGCCGGCCGGGCTGTTGGCAAAGGCTCGGGCCAAGCTAGCCGCGCAGGCTCCGGCGGTCGAGGCCGTTGTGGGTGAGGTGGTAGAGCAGCTTGACGACAACGCGCCGCCGACCCGCGTGGAGATGGAAGACAAAGCCCGCGAGCTGGGCATCAAGTTCGACGGGCGCACCTCGGATGCGCGATTGCTGGCGAAGATTGGAGAGGCGCTGCGTACCGCTGCGCCTGCCGTCGCGCCGCCTGACGACTACCCGATCTAAGGGGGTGACATGGGCTACAGCAAGCGCCAGTTCGTGACCGGGGCCTTCGAGGAGATCGGCCTGGCGTCGTATGTCTTCGACCTCCAGCCGCAGGATCTGGAGACGGCGCTGCGCAGGCTTGATGCCATGATGGCCGAGTGGAATGGCAAGGGCATCCGGCTGGGCTACCCGCTGCCCGGCTCGCCCGAAGCCAGCGACATTGACGCCGAGAGCGGAGTGCCTGACAGCGCCAACGAGGCGATCATCACCAACCTCGCCATGCGCCTCGCGCCGGGGTTCGGCAAGACGCTCAATGCTCTGACGGCAACGACCGCGAAGGCCGGCTACAACACCCTGCTTTCGCGTGCCGCGATGCCGCCACAGCAGCAGTTCCCGAGCACGCTGCCCAGTGGCGCTGGCTGGAAGTCCTGGCGCGACTATGGCGACCCCTTCGTTCGGCCCCCTGTGGACCGCGTGGCGGTCGGCGGCGACGGCAATCTGACCCTGGAGTGATCCGAGATGGCAACCATCAATCAACTGTCGCAGATGACTCAGGTAAGCGGGGCCGATCTGCTTCCGGTTTACAGCAGCACGAACGGCGATGCCCGCAAGCTCTCGATCTCGGCGCTGCTGTCGTACTTCCAGCAGGTGTTCGCCGCGCCGACGATGGCGACCAACGTCTACACGCCCGGGACCGGCTTCAACATCGCCGTGCCGACGCCCGTGGCTCAGCAGCAGTGGATGCTGCTCCAGCCGGCCGGCACGCTCGCCGCTGGAACCGTGACGCTGCCGCTGAACACCGCAACGCCGGACGGCACCGAAGTGCTCGTCACGACCCCGCAGATCATCACGACATTCACGCTCGCGCTCAACGGCGCAACGGCGGCCAATGGCGCACCGACCACGCTGGCCGCGAACGGTTTTTTCCGCATGAGGTTCGTGCAGTCGCAGAACTCGTGGTATCGCATCGCCTGACCGGAGACAGCCCATGTCGTTCATCAACCAGTTCCGGCCGAACTACGGCAGCAACCAAGTCGTCACGCCCGCCGCCGCGTCGGCCAGCATCGTGATCCCCAGCCTCGACACCGCTGTGCGGCTCGTGAACACGGGCCTGAATGTCTGCTACGTCCGCATCGGCAACGTGGCCGACAGCGCCACGACGGCCGATCTGCCGGTGCGCGCCGGCAGCGAGGTGATCGTGCGCAAGTCGCGCGGCGATACGCACCTAGCCCACATCAGCGCGTCAGGCACGACGCTGAACGTGCAGACGGGCCTGGACGGCATCTGACATGGCGCGCGATCCGCGTCTGGAGAGGGTTGGCGTCGAGGGCTACAACAAGCCCCGGCGCACGCCTTCGCACCCGACGAAATCGCACGTCGTGGTCGCCAAGGAAGGCGATCAGGTCAAGACCATTCGATTCGGGCAGCAGGGCGTCAGCGGCTCGCCCAGGCGCGAAGGCGAGAGTGCATCCGACAAGGCGCGGCGCGAGTCGTTCAAAGCCCGGCACGCCGAAAACATCGCCAAGGGCAAGATGTCGGCCGCCTATTGGGCGAACCGCGTGAAGTGGTGACTCTGTGGCCCAGATCCCGATCCTCTCTGGCATCTACACCGACCAGGCCGGCGACCTCCGCACGGCCTATCCGGTCAACCTGGTGCCTACGCCGAACGGCTCGGGCATCAGCGATGCCTACCTGCGCCCTGCTGACGGGCTGATCGCCAACGGCACAGGCCCCGGCGTGGATCGGGGAGGCATCGAGTGGAACGGGGTCTGCTACCGGGTGATGGGCAGCAAGCTCGTCACGGTGGCCTCGAATGGCGCAGTCACGGTGCTGGGCGATGTCGGCAATGATGGCCGACTCGTTACGATGGACTACTCGTTCGATTTGCTGGGCATCGCCTCGGCGGGTGGGCTGTGGTTCTGGAATCCAGCAACGAACGTGCTCGCGCAGAACACTGACCCCGACCTTGGCACGGTGCTTGATGTCGTGTGGGTCGATGGGTACTGGATGACCACGGACGGCGAGTTCCTGGTGGTCACCGACCTGGGAAATCCGTTCGCGGTCAACCCGCTGAAGTACGGCTCCAGCGAGGCCGACCCCGATCCGGTGGTCGCGCTCGTCAAGCTGCGTAACGAGGTGGCGGCCATCAACCGGCACACCATCGAGATTTTCGAGAACATCGGCGGCGCTGGGTTTCCGTTCAACCGCATCGACGGCGCGCAGATCCAGAAGGGCGCAATTGCCACGCACGCCGCGTGCATCTTCACCGACCAGATCGCATTCCTGGGCAGCGGGCGCAATGAGCAGCCCGGCATCTTCCTCGGGGCCAACGCCTCGACGCAGAAAATCTCCACGCAGGAGATCGACGAACTGCTGGCGACCTACACCGAGGCGCAGCTGGAGTCGGTGAAGCTGGAGGCGCGCAACGACCGCTCCCACCAGCACCTTTACGTCCACCTCCCCGACCGCACCATCGTGTTCGACGCGGCGGCCTCGCAGGACTTGCAGCAATTCATCTGGTTCACGCTCACCAGCAGCATCGTCGGCTTCCAGCAGTACCGGGCGCGCAACATCGTCTGGTGCTACGACCGCTGGCTGGTGGGCGACCCGACGAGCAACGCAGTCGGCTACATCACGCAGGACCGCAGCGACCATTACGGCCAGGCGGTGCGCTGGGAGTTCGGCACGATCATCATCTACAACGAGAGCAAGGGCGCGATCTTCAACTCGCTCGAACTGGTCGCGCTCACGGGCCGCATGGCTGTCGGAGCGGTGCCGAATATCTCGACCTCGTACAGCATCGACGGCATGACATGGAGCCAGGATCGCGTCATCAGCGCCGGCGTTATCGGCAACACGCGCAAGCGCCTGCTGTGGATGCGGCAGGGGTTCATGCGCAATTGGCGCATCCAGCGCTTCCGGGGCACATCGGATGCGCATCTGTCGTTCGTGCGCCTTGAGGCGCAACTCGAACCGCTGATGACCTGACATGGCGACCTCGTCCCGCCGTCTCAGTCTCACGCGCGACCAACTCGCCGCGTTTCTGCGAGACCATGAGCAGATCAGGCAGTTCGAGCGCCTGTTCTCCACGGTCGATACCCTCGCGCCGGACTCCGTGAACGAGGTGAGCTACGCGGCAGGCTCGGCGCAGGCTGCGGCGGCCGAGGCCATCGGCCTGCTGACCGATCTGGCGCAGGACATGGCGACGAGCGTGGCCGCAGCAGAGGCGAAGGCGGTGCAGGCGCTCGGGGCGCTGCAAGCGTTGCAGCAGCAGGTCGATCTGCTGGCGACGGCCCCGCCGCCGCGCGAGTTCAAGCGCAGCCGGTACGGGTCGTTTCTCAGCACCGCAACGCAGACCGCCGCGGCGATCAACACCGCCTATGCGATGACGTTCAACACGACCGACCTGAGCAACGGTGTACGGCTGCGTTCACCCAGCACCAGTGAGGTTGAGGTGGACACAGAGGGCGTCTACGACATCCAGTTCAGCGCGCAGCTGGACAACACCAGTGGCGGCAACCATCTGGCCTACATCTGGCTGCGGGTCAATGGCGCTGATGTTGCCAACAGCGCCAGCCAAGTGCGGCTGAAATCATCTGATGGCGAACTCGTCGCCGCGTGGAACTTCTTTTACCAGTTCAAGGCGCGCGACTATTTCGAGCTGATGTGGTCGGTGTCAGACACCAGCGTCGTCCTTGCGGCCGCTGCCGCCGCTGCGCCCGTGCCAGCCATCCCGAGCGTGATCCTCACGGTCAGTAACAACATCCAAGGAGTCCAGTAATGGCCGTCACACCGAAAGTCCTGGTGCCGCCGCTCCAGATGCAGAACTCGCAGACCACGCAGTACACCGCGACGGCCGTGCGGGCAATCATCGACAAGGCGACGGTGACCAACACCGACACAGTCAACCGCACGTTCTCGGTCAACCTCGTCACGAGCGGCGGGTCCGCTGGGAACTCGAACCTCGTGATCGACGACAAGACAATCGTCCCGGGCGAGACATATCTGTGCCCTGAACTGGTCGGCCAGGTGCTTGAGGTTGGCGGGTTCATCTCAACCATCGCCAGCGCGGCCACGGCGCTCACGCTGCGCATCAGTGGCAGGGAGATTTCCTGATGGAGACTGATGGTGCTATGATCGGCGCCGCTGAGTCTGTCGGCGTCCAGCAGCCACCGGGAGGTGCGATGCTGCGCGAAAACCTCGTTCAAGTGCTCCAACTGCCCAAGCCGGCAGTCGATTGGCTGTGCTCGCTCTACGAGGTGACCCAGACCTTCGATGACTTCGCCGACGGCGACGAGGTGCCGCGCGAGCGTCTGAACGCGCTCATCTGGGATGCGCTTGTCACGATGCCAAGCAACTCGTTTTTCGCGGCCAACGCGCCTGCGCTGCTGCCGGTGCTTGCCACGCAGATTCTGAAGTGGCAGGGCTCGGACGCCCGCGAGCGCGATGGGCACGCCGGCCCGGTGCCATTCGTGTGGCGCGCCGGGTTCTACGATGTCGTGCTGATGGCCGTGAACTTGTGCCACGGTACAGCCGTTGCACATGAGGCCGCGCCGCTGGTGGCGCAACTGTACGGCGAGCGACTGGAGGAGTATCTGGCCGAGTTCGCGCAGGGGGTGAATCATGCCTGATCCGGTAACCGGGTTAATCGTCGGCGGCACACAGCTCGTCGGCGGGGCCATCCAATCCCGCGCCGCTGGCAAAGCCGCAGGCCAGCAGGCCGACGCGGCGCAGGCCGGCATCGAGGAGCAGCGCCGGCAGTTCGACCGGCTGCAGGAGCTCCTCGCCCCCTACGTCGAAGCGGGTAAGCCCGCGCTTCAAGCGCAACAAGCACTGATTGGGTTGGGTGGAGAAGAAGCCCAACAGCAGGCGGTTGCCGGGTTGGAAGGCAGTCCGCTCTTCCAGGCGCTCGCGCGCCAGGGCGAGGAGGCCATGCTCCAGCAGGCCAGCGCCACAGGCGGGCTGCGGGGCGGGAACATCCAGGCCGCACTCGCGCAGTTCCGGCCTCAGATGCTCGCGCAGGCTATCGAGGAGCAGTACGGCCGCCTCGGCGGGCTGACCACGCTGGGCCAGCAGTCTGCGGCAGGCGTGGGTGCTGCGGGGACGCAGACGGGCGGGCAGATCGCCGGCCTGCTGGCGCAGCAGGGCGCGGCACGGGCTGGCGGCACGCTGGGGCGCGCCGCTCCGTTCGTGAACCTGTTTAACCTCCCGGCACAGTTTCTAGGGATGCAGTACGGCATGGGCAAGACGCCTGGATTCGGGTCGCTGTTTGGGGGCACGCCGATTGGCGGCTCGACTGGTGCCGGCACGGTGACGGGCGGCTCCGGGCTTCGGATGCCAGGAGGGGGCTGACATGGCTATCGGCCCCATCGACTACACGATGCAGGTTCGTTCGCCTGCGGACGCATTCTTGCAGGCCGCCCAAGTCGGCGCGAACATCTCCCAATTGCAGATGCAGCGCGAGGCGATGCTTGCCAAAGCGCAGGAGGGCCAGCGCGCGGCAGTCGAAGCGAAGCGCCAACGCGATCTGCAAGAGGCGGCGCGGGCAGACTTCTTCGCCAACCCGCGCCCCACCTTGCGCGACGCGCTGCGGTTCGCGCAGACGCTGGACAAGGACCAGATCGCGGCGTTCAAGCCCTACATCGAGCGACTATCGGCTGACGAACAGCAGAGTCGTCTACGATTTGGTCTTGGAGTTCTGAGTGCGCTGGAGAGCGATCCGACTGTCGCGGCCAACATCCTGACCGAGCGCGCGGCAGCGGAGGAAAACGCGGGCAACACCGTCGATGCGGGCTTCTACCGCAACCTGGTGGAGTCGATCCGCAAAGGCGACCCTGCCTCCGCGTTCAAGGTCGCCACGACGCTTGTGGCTCCTTTGCCTGGCGCCAAGGAGGCGATGGAGGCTCGTGCTGCGGCGCGCGCATTGCCCGCAGGCGCGAAGATTCTCAGTTCTCAGGAGGCCGTCAAACTCGGTTTGCCTTCGGAG